GCAACAGAAAATGAAAGAATTTGTTGCAGAAAACAAAGATAATACAGACTTAAGAAAAAAACTTAAAAATAACGCAAAATTCAGAGCTAGAAACATGAAAGGCAACTATTACAAGGACTTTTTAAAAGAAATAGTTGCAGAAGATTCTGAATATTTCAGATGGAACACAATGGGAGATGAACGTGTAAGACCAGAACATCAGGACAGGGATGAAGAAGTTTATAAATATGATGAAGCAGACCTTCTTCCTGGCGAAGACCCTGGTTGTCGTTGTTGGGCAACAGCTTATTTTCCAGATGATTTTGAATAAAAGAAAAGGGAGGAATATATGTATTTAAATTATTTAAGAAGAATTTTAAAAGACAAAGAGCCTGAAGGTGGTGGAACAGGTGGAGAAGGTGGAACGCCTGATTTAACAGTTGAAGAGTTAAAAAGTAAAATAGCTGATCTTGAAAATCAAGGAACGGCTAAAGATGGAGAAAACTCTAAATTAAAAAAAGACCTTGAAACATTACAGAAAAAGCTCTCTAAACTTGAAAATGAGGGCAAAACAAAAGAACAGCTGGACAAAGAGGAAAAAGAAAAAGTTGAAAGAGAATTGCAGGAAAAGACTAATGAAATTAACTTGATGAAACTTGAAATTTCAAAAACTAAACTTGTCGCAGAAAATAAAATAAGTGAACATTTCACGGATCTTATAATTCTGAATCCTGAAATGACTGAAAATGATTTAAAAGCTGCAGTTGAAACAGTAGCAAAAAAACAGGAAGCATTTAAAAATGATTTGTTAAAAGAGTATTCAATAACAAAAACAGCAGAAGGTGTATTTAAAACAGGAACTGAAAATGATTTTGTTGATAATATGCTTGAAGAAATAGAAAAAACTGATACAGATTTAACAAAATTTATGAAATAAGGGGGAAATTAAATGAAAAAAAGAGCAGTAATGCACAGGGAACATTTAAATGTTGTAGTTAGAGGAGCAAAAGCCGATTTTGCTAATCAGTTAATAAAAGAAGGTGTAAGTTTATTTTTACCTGCTGGAACACTTTTAAAAAGTAAAAATAGCTATGATTTAAGGGAAAAGAGCGATTTGATGTTACCAATAGCAGTTACAGAAAAAGCTGATGGAGTTCTAGTCCATGATGTTGAATTTAAAGACTGGGAAATGGAAAAACCTTTGACAGTAGCTATTGAGGGGATAGTTTACTTGGACAAATTAATTGAAGTTGGAAAAGAACATAAAACACCATTAACAGTTACAAAAGACAGATTACCAGCTAATGTGACATATGTTTATAAAAACAGAAAATAATAACAAAAGGGGGAAATTGAGAATATGACAATAAAAGAAATCTTTAAGGCTAATGCCTTGAATAAATATTACGGAGGAGTAAAAGGGGAAACACTGGCTGAAACAATGTTCCCAATGGCTTACAACAATGATTTTGATTTGAATGTATTAAACGGAGTAGGAACAGGAGCAGTTGAAGTTATCCAGTTTTCAAATTTTGATGCTGATATTTTAGCTAGAGATTGGGGTTACAGAACACACACAAAGGAAGGGAAAGAATTTTTTAGGGAGAGAATGGTAATTCCTGAAAAAGAAAGAATGACTTTATTCCAATTCTTAAATTCCAAAGATGAAAGCTTAATTCAGAGTTACACAGCACAATTATATGAAACTTTTGCTGGAAAAAACGGTTTCTTGGCATCAGTCAGAGCATTAGTGACTTATACAGTTTCTCAGTTACTTTCAACTGGAAAAGTTACTTATATAGCTGAAAATGGAGGTGGAAGAACAGCAGACTACAAACTGTCGGCAGACTTAAAAGAAACGTTGACAAGTACGGCTGTATGGAGTGCGGCAACATCTGATCCGTTGGAAGACCTTAACAGATGGAGAGAAAAGCTTGAAAGTAAAGGTAAGAAAGTTGAAATAGCTTTAATGAATAAGAACACGTTCAATAAGCTAAAAAAACATGCAGCGGTAGTTAAATTAGTTACTGATGCGAAATTAACACCTTCAAAAACGAATATACTGGATAAAATAGAAGAAATGACAGAATTAAAAGTACTTATATGGGATGAAAAGATTTCAGTAAATAAAACTGAAAGAAATGTATTCCCTGATAATGTTGTCACATTAATTCCAAACGGAGTTTTGGGGAAAATGGAATACGGTCCAACTCCGACAAAGGTTGATAAACTTTCAGGAGTAGCTAGTGGTAGAGATATTGTAGACATCAAAGGAACATATGCACCTTTAGAAGTTGCAGCAATAGGAAAACATTCAACAGTAACCAATGTTGAAATAGTTATTGAAGCAATGGTAGCACCAAATCCAACAATAATGGATTCAATGTTTATAGGAACAGTAGGATAAAAGGGGGAAATAAATGGCAAACGGGAAAAAACAAGCAGAGTTAGAAAACGATACAACTACAGAAAATACAGCTATAGAGAATAATACAGGGGCAGAGAATACAGCTGCTCCTACTGAAGAAAATATAAAAATAATTGTACTTTCTCCATTCTTTGATAGCAAAAGACATGAAATTGGAGAAGTTCTTGAAGTTTCTAAAGAATATTTTGAAGAACTGAAAGAAAAGAATTTAGTGGTTGAAAGGGAAGAATAGAAATGCTTGATCTTGATGAAAGAATAGAAAAAGCTAAAAAAACAGTACCTGAAATAATGGAATATGACATTGAGGTTGTCAGAAATTTATATAAAATAGTCTTTGAAAAACATTCAGAGGAAAAGCATGAGTTATTAAGAGTTTATCTTTTAGGTTATCTCTTAACAATGAATGAAGAACTGAATTTTGAAGAGATACAGATTTCAAATGTGGTCTTAAAAGAGGGGGCAGGTAATAACAATCCATATTTCAGAATGTATACAGAATTATTAAAACTGATGGGAGTAGATGAAAATATTCCCACAGTTGGAATAATTTAAGGGGGAAAAAAATGATTTTAAGAAATAATGAAAAAGTGGAAATTTTACTGGTAGATTTTAATCACATTCTTCTTAAAACTGGAGACAATGAACTTGAATTGTCTCCTAGAAGGCTTGAAATAGCTTTGAATGAAATTAAGGATAGAAAACTTAATATTGAAGTAATTGAAGAAGAAACAAGCGAAAAGAGAGGAAATACGAATGCCAGTAAGATTGAAAATAAAGGAAAAGCCACAGAATAAGAAATTTATGGAGTTTTTGGCAATGCCAAAACAGACAATAAAGGTCGGAACAAACATAAATTATGGAGTTAACGGGAATTTTGACGCTTATGGATTATCAAATGTCTTAGAAAGCGGATCCAGCAAAGGAGTTCCTGGCTGGCATTATAATGAAAAAGCGTTTGAAAAGTTCAAACCAACAGGCGAAAGGCTCTTTAAATCTGGCATAAACAACATCATAAAAGGTGGTTGGAATATTGATTCTATGTTGAATCAAATTGGAATAGAAGCTGCTACGCAATATAAAAATATCATAGAAGAAATAAAGAGTCCTTCTAATGCTCCTGCAACAATTAAGAAAAAAGGATTTGACAATCCAATGATTGAAACAGGATTCTTTAAATTTAATATTTCTGCTCAAATAAACGGAAGTAGAAATGTGAGGTAAGAATGGACAAAAAAATATTAAAGGCAATAAAGAAAACCACTAAAGTGATAAAAATGTTTGAACAGGATGTAGTATTACTTTCTGAAAACAAAAAACCTAGATTTGATGAAAAAGGTAAATTAATCAAAATGCCTTCTGAAATAAAAATCAGGATGGCAATAATGACACCTAAAAACAAATATTATCTTGATGAAACAATGAGAGGAACTTCATTATCTAACATAAAGGAAGGGTATTACATTCTGAAAGAAAACGATGACTTTAAAATAACTGAAAATTCTTTGCTAAAGTGCAAAGATACAGTTTATAAGGTTATCAAAGTTGAAGAGAACTACGGAATATTTTTGAGAATGGAGTTGAATATTGATGACAAGCGGGATTAAAGATGAACTGATTGAAGATATTCAACGGATCTGCAAAAAGTTTGGAATAGAAATAGCAATTGATGACTATGATAAAGATGAATTGACAGCAGAACAGTATGACAGTTTAAAATTTCCAGTCGTATTTTATAACATTTATCACAAAAATGTTTCTCAAATAGATTTTGAGAATGATAAATACAGATATGATGAAGGAATGGAAGTAATACTGACTATGGAAAGCAGAGAAGACACGGATTTGTTTAATATGCTTTATCTATTCCTTACAAATATGGATGCAACAAATGAATACTTTGGGGTTAGAAAATATAAAAGGAAAATAAGGGATGTTTTCAAATTACAGGAAACAACTTCTTATTTTAAAGGAAGAAGGTATTTAAAGAAAGTTCTGCAATTTACATATTATGCAGAACACTTGATAAAAAAAAATTTTAATTAGAGGGATTATAAAAGGGGGAAAAGATGGCAATAGAAATGAATGATGTGAATATGCTTAATGACATTCAGATAAAAGCAGAAAATAACAGAAGATTTTTTTCTGATGTTAGAAGCATATGTTTTTTTACGAAAGATTTTGCAATAGAGCCGACTTTCATAACAAAACCACAAGATGTAATTGATTTAAATGTTGCAGGGCTTGATGAAAATCATGAGTTTTATAAACTCATACAGAGTGCATATAGTCAGCCTTTTACACCAGTTGTAGTTGTTGTTTATGGGAATAATACGGCTGATACATTCACAAAGCTTATGGAAACTTATAAAAAGCATGAAAAAGCATTTGAAGTCACTAACTGGGTTACAAATATGGATGCTAAGGCAAATAAGACATACGTTGAAAGTATAGTAACTTATGCCAAAACTGATAAGGAAATACAAGTAGGAATAGCACTTGACATTGAAAAGCTTACGGTTACAACTGCTTTGGAATATATTAAAAATGCAAATGCTGACAATGTGGCATTCATAGCAGAGGGGAATAAAAACGTAAAGCTTGGTAACTGGTTAACCGGAGCTTTGTTTGGTGGAACAATAGGGACTAAAATTCCTGGAAGTTACATAGTTCATTCGACAGAGATACATGGATTTGTTCAGGAAACTTATTCTCCTACTGAACAAGTTTCTATGAAAAATGCCGGACTAAGTTATCTTAGTAAACCAACACAAGGATATTTTCATGTTGTTGGTGGGTTTAATTCGGACAATAAGAAGTTTACAGAACTGAACATTATAAAAATATGGTTACAGGATAGATTAAAAAAAGATGTTACAGTATTTCAAGTGACTAGTGACAAAATACCAGGCAAGGATTCAGGTAAAAACATGATAAGAGCAATGATAATGGAAGTCTTAAGAATAGCAGCTAATATGGGAATGCTTATGACTGATGATTCTGGAAATGTTTTTGGAACAATAGTTGAAACGGATGAAAATGGTAATAAAGTAAAAATTCAACTTGGAAGTCTTAACATTGAAGGAATAACACAGGAAAGCTTAAGGGAAGGAATATTCAAATTTGATTTGAGAGTAACTTACTTAAACGGGGCAAGACACGTAAAATTAAGAGGAACTGTAACAACAGAGGGGAAATTAATATTTGAATAAAAAAGGGGGATTAAATTAAATGAGTAGACAATATAACGTTAAAAATGTTCATATAGCATTCACGACTCCATTAGGGATATACCAAATTGGGTGTAGACACGAAGATGGATTTGAGGATGATCCTTCAAGTGAATCTTCAAGTGAAACAATAGGTAGCTGCGGGAAAAAAGTCTACAACGTTTTACCTGATGGGTCGGTAGATATTAAGCTTAACTTATTATATGGAAGTTCAGAAAATACCACAATGTGGTTGCTATATGAAGCTTGGAAGGGTGCCAAAAGCGAATTTCCAATGTCAATAGCAGTAACTGATGAAAATGCTAAAGAAAGTTTTTTCTATCCTAATGTTTCATTTAAGAAAAGACCTTCTACTAAATTTTCGAATGAAAGTGGAACGGAAGCAACAACTTGGGAATTAAAAGCTGAAGATAAAAATTATATAAAAATATAGGAGGAAAATAAATGAATCTTGACAACTTAAAAGAAGAAGAAAAAAAAGCAATAGAAATGACAAGAGCAGCTGCAGGA